TTATTCGCCAATTGCCTTTTTAAATTTCTTCCATACTTTTTCGTTCATCATCGGAGCCGGGCAATGTTTTCCGTTAACGTCAAAATGACGTATAACTGTATTTGCATTAGGGCAGTATTTGCGAATGTATTTGATTAATCGCTTAACTGCTGCTGCCTGTTCTTTCGTATAAGGTTCTGCTTCTGTACATCCACATAATTCAATTGAGACTGAATTGTAATTTGTACATTTGCTGTAATACTTTCCACCGCCTGTAGCTTTACAATCATTGTATTTTCCACCTCCGACTGCCCATGCTGTTCTGTTCATTGGAATACTTCTGGCTGTGTTTCCTAACTTATCTACGAAGAAGTGTGCTCCGGCAAGTCTTGTGTTTCCTGTAGCGTAATAATCAGCATTGTTTTTTGCCGTATCGTTGCTATTTCCAGTGTAATGAATAACTATGTATTTTACATCTTTTCTGTTTCTTTTGGTCGGTGAATAGCTGATAGATTTAGCCATTCTCTTGTACATCTTCATATCTTTCTTCCTCACTTTCTTCATCATTTTCATTGTCAAAATGTATTTTTTCTTCTGTCTGACTTTTAATATTTTTCACTAAAGGCAGTAAGAATGTTGGTATTGTGACACCTATATCTACTATGTTTTCTAAAATGCTTATAAGCTCATTGCATGTTATCCAAATTGCGACTATGCAGCTTATCAGGAATGTAAATGGTAATGTGATTCCTGCCGTCTGAGATGCATATAAAATAAGCTGGTCAATTATTGCACCGACTACTACCAACAGCCACATTGATACTTTCTTTGCTATTCCTCTAAAACTCTTATATGAGCTTATTGTTCCGTCTGCTCTGTACTTTGCAGCCATCAGGCCTGTTGCATAATCAATAATGTTACAAATTACCATTAATAACGTTGGAATGTAAAGCACTCCTAAGAACGAGGACAATGTGCTTCCTGCTGCTGTGATAATTTCTTTAATGTGTTTCATGTTTTTTCTCCTTCTCTATGTTTTTTGATAATAAAAAAAGACCTTGCGGTCCTGCTCTGATTTGTTTCATGTGATTAGTCCAATTTAATATACAAACTTCTAGCTGTAAACATTAAGCGTTCCTGTAATGATACTTTAGGTGTAATAAGACCTCTACTTGGGAACAATATAGAATCGTCATATACTCCAATGCTTCCATATAAATTATTGAAATATATGTTATTTCCATCAGAATCTGTTAACGGTTTTAAATTACTATTTAATAACTGAATTTTATGAAGTTCTAATTTATCATCTTCGTTATTGTAATTTCCTGAATATCTAGGATTTCCTAGTGGAAGTGCATAGTTATCATTTATATCATCCGTTATATTGTAAACACATGTATATTTATTCGGACTATTATATATTCCACTATCATTTCCGCCAACATATCCATATGCGTAGAATTTATTATCTGTCGCTTTTGCTATTCCACCTATTAAACAATTGCTCGTTGAATTTGAGCATTTAATTATAATGCAAATACTATCTTCCATACATAGGATTGACATACTTTTATATGCAGTAGTATTCCAACTGTTTTCATCACTCAACTTTCCTGCAAAATAAGTTGGGTTAAGAATGTTTTGTTTATTAGAAGATAAAGAATCTCCAAAAGATATTTCTCTTTCTCCCCACCTATTACTAGTTGCAATTCGTATATATTTTGTAGAAAATTTGTTTATTCTAAATATCATACTTCCTATAAAATTTGTGGTTGTATCAGAAACATATACTACTTCAACATTTTCACCATAAAATTCTTCTAATGCATTTTTTAATTTTGAATAAACACTATTATCTGTAACCTTCACATATTTATAATTCATATATTATTCCTCACTTTCTTCTAATTTATCCTCTACTACAGTCTCGTCAGTATCATTTATAACGATTGTTTCCGTTTTAAAATTAGTTTCCAATTTAACTTCATAACTGTCCTCCACTATTTCTACTTTAAATCCGTTACCACCTAGTTTTTTAATCCTATCAGCAAAATCAATTGCTTTTATTTTATTAGTGCTCTTTTCTGCGTATCTGATAGCATCTGCTATGTTTTTTAGGAATTTTGTTAGTATCATTAATAGTCACCTCCTAAAGCATTTTCAACTATCAAATCTGTCACTCCATTAATTCCATCTTCATCGTTATAAAGACTATAGTTAACTATAGCCTTATGACCTGAGCCTGGATATGCTACATAATATTTTAATTCACTAATTAGTGAAACATCATATTCTTTATCTGAAATTACATTAGTTTCTACGGCTTCTAAATTTGTTATCCAGATACTACATATACCTTCTGCAGGTAAAGTAACTTCAATAAAATCACCTATAACAACTTTTGCAAACTTTATATATTTAAAATTACTTACATCAATAGAATACATTGTAGACGGTCTTTCTCTAGTTGTCTCTGCAAATACAATTCCGTTATGGTCAATCCCTAGGTTTCTACACATTTCAGAATAATGTAAATTCATTTCCTGCGCCACATTGTTGATGCTCTTAATCTGGCTTAAAGCTGTGCTATTAATGGCACTAATCTGACTTGTAGCTGTATTATTAATACTCTCAATCTGTGTAGATGTTTTATCCTCAATAATTCCTATCTGATGTGTAGCTGCGGCATTTATATTCCCCAACTGTTGATTTGTTATATTTGTAATGCTACTAATCTGACTTGAAGCTACTGTATTAATACCTTTTATCTGCGATTCTCCTGCGACTACCGCAGAACTGTTTATAGCTTCAATCTGTGATACTGCTGTGTTATTTATGTTCTCTAGCTGTTGATTTGTTGTATTTGCTAAGTCTTTAATCTTACCGTTTGTCACCTCTGCTATCTGATTAACAGATTGCTCTGTTTTTATGTCTATCTGCTTTAAGCATTCTTCATTAACTTTGACTTTGTCATTTGCTTCGGCTACAAGTTTTTCTGCGTTTTCAAGCTTTTCTTCAACATATTTTCTAAACGGCTTTTCCTGTTCAGGTTCAATGTAATCTGCCGGCTTTGTACGTGCCTTTACAGGAATAATTACAGTCTTTATTGTTGTTTCACTGTCTGAGTTAATTATTTTCAAATATGCCAGAATTTTCTTATTTTCCTGCAATAAAATATCAGGTATTTCTACCTGACTATCGTTTATTGCTTTATTTATTGTTGTATCGCTATTGCCATTTGAAAACTGTACCTCTGTTCCATCTTCTATTGGGTCTGCTATCTTAAGAATCTGCCCCTTGTCATATTGATACAGCTGTTCAATCTGCGTCAGGGTTGATGGTCCAAATTCCACCTCATGTATGTTATTGTACATATCTGCCTCCTTTCTATACGTCATAGCCGGATATAAACTTTCTGTTAACAAAAAGAATGTTGGCTCTTCTTCCTCCACCACTTCCTGCTACATAGTTACCTGATGTTGCCGGATTTGTCTTTAAATTTCTTGTAAGCAATAAATTGAAACCACCCTGTCTTACTATATCAAAAGCTGTATCAGGATAAGCATTCCAATCTGCATTAATTGCAGCTATGGGAATATATCCATCCGGGACATAAATAGCAACCGGACTTTCAGTTACAACTACCGATACACAGCAAAACATTTTTCCAAATATGTCTGATACATTTTCAATTTGTGCAGCGCCGTGTACAATTAAGTCACCACCAACACCTAAATTACCACCTATATTTGCATAGCCTTTCCCGTATATTTCTCCATCACCTGTTACGTAAAATATATTTTCCCATTCATCAGTTGTATTTAATCGTCTTTGAACAATGTAAGTCATCCAATTAACTTTTGGGTCTGCTACAGGTTGAAAATACACTCTATATGTATATCCATCAACTCCTACCGCATCCTGGTACAGTTTATCACCATCAATAGTCCATCCGCCAAAAGTTCCACGATATGTATTTATTCCACTTTTATCAATTAATCCAACCATATCGCCTGATGCATTTGTTACCTTTAGCACTCCATTTCCATTTCCTGCTCCACCTAAGTTAAGAGTTCCACCTTTTGCCCAGGAAAAATCAATACCTATTGCTGAAAGTACATTTACCACTGCATTTCCTGAAGAATCAAGTCCTGCATTCCATGTCTTTCCACCATCACTTGATACTGAAAAAGCATCAGCAGTCATTTTCCAAATCTTTATCGATTCTTTTAATGTCTTTTTGTCATGAAGGTAAAATATTGTGGATCCGTCTTTTTGTTTTTCCTCTGTCTTGAACACGCCAAACGAATTCATCATTAAATCAGTAAGCCTTTGCATTGCCGTATTATAATCATTTATCTTAATCTGATTATTCTGATTTGCTCTTGCCACTATCTTATCTGATATTGAAAATCGCTGGTATTGATTTTCTGTTTCAGTTTCAGCGCCTAAAGATAGCTCCTGATTACCACAAAGTGTAAAAGTACAGTTTGTGACAAAACTTTCAAATGACCTTCCTTTTCTGTCAGTTACTTTAATGCTGTCTCCTGCTTCTATTGTAGGATCAGATAAACACGATAAACTGTAAACCCTTATTGTTGTTCCTACCACGGAACTTTTTAGTATATTCATTACTTTATTTGCCATGTCCTCTGTCTGAATCAAAGGATTATCTTCCATAGTTAGAACATATCCTTCTGTTCCAACAAATGCCGTCTTGTTTTCTTCCGTCGGTTCAGATTCTCCTTCCTTAACGGTTGTAACTGTATATCCAAATCTTGCTCCTGTTATTGTCATTGATAAACGATTCTTTGTAAGAGTTGACTGTTCAGTTATCTCATAAGGTGAATCAGATTTTTTATACCATGTAAATTTTAATTTCTGATCATCTGCTGCTATGTATGCATATTTGCCTAAAATCTTTCCACAGTAACTTACAACGTCTCTATATGTAAGTGAATCTGTAGCCGGCTTTGAATTAACTATATAATCCGCTCCGGTTCCTAAATTTGCATCTAGCGTTAAGCCACAATGTTCGCACGCATCCTGAAGTATCTCGCGAATACTTGCAGGATATGCCAATGTACTTTCTGCATATGGTAAATCAAGAAATAATATCTTATCATAAGCCTCAATAACTATTGTGTCTCCTGAATCCTGGGCGCTGTTAATGTAAAATATTCCCTTTGTTACATATTCAAAGCTGTCTTCTACTAAAAGACCTATCTTTGTTGATATTCTTGCATCTGTCAGGTCCACATCTTCAAATCTTTCATCTGTATTATCAATTGTTAATGATAATTTAGCCGCCACAACACTTCCTACATCAAATGTACTGTCAGATGATGTCGCCGAATTAATTGAATAAGCTAAAACATCTGACATAGTTAATGGTATTTGTGAATCATCTTTAAGAATTATTGTATCTTCTAGCGAGAATATTCTCTCTTCTTTTATACATTCTTTATATTTTTCTGTTACATTAATCATTTAATTTCCTCTTTTATCGTTCTAATAAATTTATTATAGCGTTGCACCGGTGCAACTTTTACTGTTCTATTAAATCTACTCCGACACCAACATAACATGGTAATCCATTTACAGCACTGTACACCGGATATGTTGGTGTTCCTGCGTACATTTTGTAGTTTTTCTCCATGTATGTAACAGAAAAGAACGCATCTCCAATAGCTGTATTTAACGCGTCTCTTTCAGCTGCTGTCAATATCGGATATTTAACACTAAGTTTTAATTTTGTGGCTATAATATCCCCGGTCATTTTTCCATTTAATAACCTACCGGTGTTCTCACTCCATATTTTCTCATAGCTTTCCTCAATTCCATTAAGAGCTGGTTCCTTATCAAATTTCTTATTACCTGTATTAATTATTAGCGTTGCTTCCATATCATTTACCTTTCTAAAAAAAGCATATGCCCCATTCTAAATAAGAATAGGGTTTATGCCTACTTTTCTGGTTCTACTATTTACATCTTTTACGACATAATCTGTAATTTGTTTTCCACCTATATATACATATATTGGTGTACTGTTATTATTTTGTCCATTGCCGTTACCCATTGCAGCCTTTACTGCCGAGTACACACCTGTACTTATACCTTCAACAATCTGTTGATTATTTGCTACAGCAGTTTTACCATTGCTAAATGTACCAATCATTTCGTTGTGGTTAGCATAGAAAAGTCCATCTTCGCCATCCGGAAATCCACCATCCTTAAACGTCTTAATGTGATCAACATTAAAACCAAATGTTTGACCGCCAAATGTTTGACCAGCTATGGAAAATGAAGGTATTTGAATTGAAACTTTATTTAAGTTATCAATTATATACTTATTAATCCATCCGATAACTGTATTAATAGCTTCTTTGAAGCCCTTTTTTAATTCTTCAATCTTATTTTTAGCCTTAATAGTAAATTCAACTTCTTTATCTTTCCATTCATCTGCCCTATCTTTCCACCAACTTTTTACATTTTTAACAGTTGTCTTAACTTCTGCTTTTAATTCTACTGTTTTTTCTTTCCATTCTTTGGTTTTTTCTTTCCATTTCTGTTTAATTTCACTTGCCTTTTGTTTTGCCTCAACCTTTAATTTTGCTACTTTTTCCTTCCAGTCTGATGTTACCTCTTTCCATTTCTGTTTAATTTTTTCCTTTGTTTCGTTTATTTTAGTCTTAAGTTCAGCTACTGCTTCAAGTGTTTTGTCCTTAAGTTTATCCCAATCATCCTTTAACTTATTCGCTAAATCTTTTGCCTTAGTTGCAAGTGTTGCTGTTACGTTCATAATTGGAGTATTTAATAATTTGATTTCTTCTACCAAACAGTCCCAAACATCTTTGGCTACTTTTCCCCAATCCGCATTTTTTATTGCATCTACTATTCCGTCAAAAATACCTTTTGCAAAATCACAGCATCCTTGAGTAAATGATTGAAGAGCCTTTAATGCTTCGAAAATCATTCCCAGCCAGTCTACGCTTGTTATAAAACTTACAACATCTTTACCGATTGCTTCCCAGTCAACTTCAGCAAAAAATGAAGAAATACTTTCACAAATTCCTTTTACTCCATCGCCTAATGTTTTCCCGGCTTTTTTAAAGTCGATTTTATCAAAGCAATCATTTACTGCCGTTGCAAGGTCACTTCCGACACCATTCCAATCAAAAGTTTCAACAAATCCAAAAGCTGTATCTATTACTGCTTCAATACTATTTCCTAAAGTCGAGCCGACTAATGACCAATCTATTGTTGAAAAAGTACTATTAAGAGTTGTTGCTATGCTGGTTCCCAGTTTTTCCCAATCAAACTTTGTTATAAAAGTATTGAAGAATCCTAAAACTGTATTTATCCCATTTCCAATTGTAGACCCAACAAGAGACCAGTCTATTGCTTCCATTGCTCCATTTAAAAAATCCGCTATGTTACTTGCTATACCGTTAACCTTTTTCTGTATTTTCGGCCAATCAATCGAACTTAAAGCACTATTAATTTTTTCGCCTAACGCCTTACCTACACTAGACCAATCACCATTTTTAATATCATCAGCTAAACTGCTTGCCACATTAACTTTTTCTGTTTTCCATGACCCTGCATCATCAGCACCGCCGCCTGTACCTGTACCTGCACCTGATGAATTATTATCCTGACTGTCTAGTTTGGTAATTTCATCAAATCCTGCCAATGACTTTTTATACTTTTCATTGGCTTCTGTTGCAGCATTGGTTGAATTTGCGCTGTCATTCATTGAAGAGGCAAAATCCTTGCTTTGATATACAGCTTTTGTATATGTTTTTTGTCCTGTTAGTGCTGCAAATAATTCACCTAATTTATTTATTGCATTAGCTATTGTATTTACTATATTAGCTATCATTGGAGCAACCGCTGTTGCTAAAGGCTGAAATGCAGCTACAATTGAATTTTTCAGATATGCAAAACTACTGTATAGTTTGCTCATGGATTTATTAAATGAATCGGATTGTCCGGCTAATCGCTTAAATCCATCTGTTAAAATCTGCATTAACTGCATAATTAACATAGACATAACTATACTGTTAATCATTCTTAAATTTTGGGATATACCTTTACTGAAATTTGCAATTTTATTTTTAGCTCCTGTAGCAGCTCTTCCTAAAAGCGAAAACTTGGCAATCGCTCCACCCACTTTGCTTCCGACATTTGCAATTCCTGAACCAAATTTCTTAATTGCCGATACTCCATTTTGAAATTTATGAATCATACTTGAAGCGGCATTTCCAACATTTTTTAATTTACTCGTAACATTAGCCATAAATGAACCTTTAGTAACTGAAGACAATGAACCTAAAGACTGTCTTAACTGCATAATTCTATTCTTTGAACTAGCCATTGTCTGCTTTGATTGTTCCATTTTAGCATTTGCCTGCTGTTGTCTCATGCCTAAATTATTCATACTGTTGCTTGCCTGCTGATAGCTTAATTTAAGACCTGACAATTTAGCTTCCTGCTGCGTAATCTGTGTATTCAGTTTTTGTAATCCCTGTTCATTTCCAAGTTTTAGGAACTCTCCGTCTACATCTGAAACTTCTGATTTCAATTTGCTCAGTTTATTATATGCCTGCTCGCTTTCAGCATCGACCTTGTTTAAAGCCTGTGTCATTTGTTCATAATTCATAAACTCACCGTCTACTTCTCCAATTTGATAATTAGAGTTTTTCAACTGTTTCATGGCATTTTCAAGTTTTAAAGCCTTGTCCTTGTTAGTATCTAATGTTTGCTGTAAACGTTGCATTTCTTCCGAAATACTACCATTAATATTCATATTAGATAAAACGTTAGACATTTTAGAATAAGCATTTCTCATTTCATTCAATTTAGTTTCCTGCTGCGTAATAGCCGTTTCATATTTCTTTGCCTTGCTTTCAGCAATATTGTACTTGTTTCCCAAATCACTTACACTTTGTGCATAACGTTTTGTTGATTCAACAGCACTTTGATATTTCTTTTTTTCACTTTCCAATGCTTTTCCAATTCTTTGTGCGTTTTTATCTGCTGACTTTCCAGCTCTTGATATATCTCCATCTATATCATTTAATGCATCTGATACTTTTTTTACTGAATTTTTAGCATTATCCATACTTTTCTTGAAATTATCAATTTCAGCACTAAATCTTACCTTAATCTCTTCAACTGTCATCCTATTTTCACCACCTTTCCCTACTAATTATTAAATTCATTACTTATTTATTTTCGTATTGTTTACATATCTATACATAATGTTCTTGTATTTATTTATTTTTGCCTGTTTTGTTGCTTCCTTTTTTTCCTCTTCACTCCAAAACGGAAATACTTCCGTAATATTTGTTTCTTCTTTTTTTAAAATCCATTGAGACATTAAATCAGCTTCTCTAAAAGCTATTATTGCCTGGTCCTGATTTTCTCTTTTCCTACGTTCATTGTAAATTTTAATAAATTCAATAGCCTCGCCCCACGTAAAATCTAATGCTTCATAAAATCCTGCACCTGCTACTCTTGTTTCAAAAATTATCTTTTCAACTGTTAATTCCTGCTTTTTACTCTCTGGGTGTTTCTATAATTTCTTTAACCTTTTCATTATTGTCTCCCATTACTTTGTCAATTTCATCAAATACATTATCATATGTATCTTTTACACTCTTAAGCAATGAATTTGCCTGATCCTTTTTTATAATTCCGGATGCTACAGCAATATCGGTTAATACTTTAGCAAATCCATCCATTCCACAAGTTCCATTATCGACTAATAAATCATATAATTCTTCTCCATCTGTAATAACATTGTCGTTATCTTTATAGTTTAATGCAGTATCAAATACCGCTACTGTTTTTTCAATTTCATTTATTCCACCCATTAAAGTGGAAAGTGTGTCTTCCTCAAATTTTTCTTTTAAACTTCTCTGTCCACCACAAGTTAATCTTAAATGTACTTTTACCATTTCTTCATTGTTTTTTAATCTTAATTCTAATGTTTTCATAATATTACTCCTTATTATTACTCTTAAAAAAAGTGAGGGCATAAACCCTCACTATATTATGCTGCCGGGTCTGTAATCTCCCAATCGCTCTGTAATGATACTGATAATTTTGCACTGATTAATTCGTCAACTTTAGCACCATTAATCATGGTTGATACATATCCGGTTGTTTTAAATGTTGTTCCATCCGGGAACGCTACTTCAACAGGGACTATTTTTCCTGCCTTTTCAAGTATTTTTAATTTTCTGAAATCACTTGTTGTACTTGAATTATCATATAAATATGAACATTCCCATGCCTTAATATCCTTTACACCCTGTACAGTAATTTTTATTTTGTCTTTTAGTGTAGTTGCATCAAGTTCTGATGGTGAACCTCCAATATCGCCTATATCTGTTACATAATTAAGTGCAACACTATTAACCTTTACTGAAATTCCAATACTTGCCAAACCCTGTTTTGTATTTTCAACTGCCATTACTGCTACCTCACTTTCTTCATTACTTTGTGTTTCAGTTGTCTTGCTTGTACTTGCCATTTTCAACCTCACTTTCTTATAACTAAATAGTGGTTATTACCTCTATGCAATAACCACTCTCTAATCAATTAACCTGTTTGTTCTAACATCAACATATCTGCTATATCTTAATGTTTTTCTATATAATCCTGAAGCATCTACGCTATCACTATCAGGTGTTACATAATCTCGTTTAAATCCTAACGTTATCATCTTTTCATCAGCTAACATTGCCAAATCTATAACACTTTCAAATGAATCCGCCCACACATCAATCTGATACGATAACAAATCACGTATCTTTATGTTGGTATTACTATTATTAATTTCAAAAAACGTTATCAAAGGCACTGTATCAATCTTTTTAGGGAAATTCATAGATACCTTCAACCCATCTGTATCAATTTCTTTTAGTAAATCTAAAATCTGTACTCTTGCATCTACCATATTATCTAAGCTCCATTACTGCTGCTGTTTTTAACTTCTCTTTGATGTTATCTTCATTATTTTTCATAGCCGGATATAAAAAAGGTTGTGGCTTTTGACCATTTGTGTAATGCCAATTTCCTTCCTCATCTTTATATCTCCACGGTGTTTGTCTATAATGCAAATTTATCCCTTCACGCGTTAACCCTGCAGATTGCCCTACTGTACCGGTTCCAAACTCAACATATGCGGCATATTCAATATTTGAAAAGACTTCTCCTACTATTGTGTTTCCATCCTGTACCACTCTTGAAAAAATATTTTCTCTTAAATGTCCTGTATCAACCGGTGCTAAGTCTTTTACATCATCTGCTATTTCTTGCGCTATTTGCTTAACGGTTTTCATTACATTATTTTCAAGGTTTTCCGAATTAACAGACATTTTGTCTATGAAATCATCAAATCCTTTAGAATCTACTTTAAAATCCATTTTATCTCACCCTTTCAGCTAAGAGTAATCTGTAACTTGGATAAGGTTTTACAGCTATTATGTTGTATAAAATTCCGGATATTGAAACTCTGTCCTTTTCTTTTATTTCATCATCAGAAAATAAACATGCCTGCATCATCTCATTTATACGCTCGCCATATTCTGCAATTTCTACCTGACTTGATATAGGTAACCATATTAGTTCCAGGTTGTACGCTGATTCTTCAGGATAATTATATTCTGTATTACCGTATCTATCAGTTTTAAACTCATATGGATATACCGGTGTAGATTTAATTTTTTCCATTACCTTTCTTTTTGAAAAACCAAATCTTCCACTATTTATTATCATTTCGTCTTGCATATACTCTCCTATATCTTGCCAGTTTACTTAATAGCTGCTCTTCTTTTGTATCATAATCATTACTTGACATATATGTCACGCTTTGGCTTACAACACCTTCTGAATAGCTTTCTGATTTTACGTTTTTTGCCATATCTCTATTGTAATACGTCTGTGCTAAGTTTATCTGAGTGGAAACAAAACGACTATCAAGTTCCTTATCATAATCCAAATTAAGATAAAGTTTAATAGCCGTTGCCGCTTCATCTAGATATTCTGTCAATGTAACCTCCATATTAGCATCAACAGTTTCTAAACTTAGTCTTATTTTTAATCGGTCTAATGTTTCCATCTTTACACTCCTCTCCACTATTTAACAGTTTCTTTTTTTCTCTGTTGTGGTTTCTTTTGCTCTGTAAGTTCAGATACTTCGTAATTTAAAGTATCTGCTTTACAAATTTTTATAACATCATTGTTACTGCATTCCGTTGTAAAACCAGTATTTTTATTTAATATCTTAACCGTCATAGTTTACTCACTTTCTGTCTTAGGCCTTATTAGCTGTCATGCATGCCAAGCACTTCTTCTGAAATACTTTTGCTCCATAGATATGCAATCCTTTAACTGCATCTTTAAAACTCTTTTCAGGTCTGTATCCTTCAACTTCTGTAAGCTGTTCAGCATATGAAGTTGCGGCATTTGTACCTGCTATGATTTTATATTTTGTTCCTGATGTATTAGGTACATTATTTGATACCCAAATCTTAAATCCTGCTGCAACGCCTACATAACCGCCTTCTAAGATTGCCTTATTATAATCTGTTCCATTTGCAACAAATCTGCTATCTTTAAGTAATAAGCCATGATACCATGCCGGTACAACAACCCATCTGCCTACTAATGGTACATTTGCTTCTGTCAATGCGGTTCCTAAATCTACTAAATAATCATATGCATTTGCGGCTGTTGGTACAATTGGTGAATCGTCACTTCCAATTGTTGAGCCTGCTTCTACTGCCATTAAATTTGCAATAAATGAATCTGTTACATCATTCATTCCATAAGCAGTTCTGGACATTGCTTCATTCATTAATTTAGGATTTGTCTGTGCATTATCCACATCATCAATTCCAAAGTTAAAATACTTTGACTGATTAATGGTTAATATCTGCTGTGTTCCATCAAGATCATCCGGGTCCTCAATGTCACTTCCCTTTGTATAATCCTTAATAGTAATATCGCCAATCTGGTTAACTTTAACAGTATCACCAAAGTTTCTAATTTCACCTTCATAATCTCTGTTTACCAAATTAGCATATACATGTGCTTTGTCTAAATGTTCTAATAATCTCGCGCTCCAAATCTGTGGAATAAAATTTTTAACTGACATCTTTTAGTCTCCTTTTCTCTTATTTCTTGCCTGCAAGTACTAACTGCACTTCATCCCAATTTTTATTAATTTCATCCGCTGACATAGTTTTTATTGTATCTAGCGTAATCGTTTTAACTGTTTTCGGTTCTTTAGGCGGTTCTCCCTGCATTTTTTTGTTAGTTGCATTAGTTACTGCTGAATTAAATAACTGTTCAAAGCTATCGATTTTTGCATTTGTGTCTTCGGCATTAGTTCCTGTAAGATAAGATGCAAAGCTAGAATCCAATCCTCTTTTTAATAATTCTTTTCCTGTAGCAACAACCAATTGTTCATGCTCAAACTTCTTTCGCTCAGCTTCAAAAGCCTTTTTATCTTTTTCAAACTGATATTTTTCTCTTTGTTCAGCACTCATTTTCTCTAATCTTTTTGCCTCATCCATGTTGTCAAGCTGTTCCTGCTCCCACTTTGTTCGTGCTGTATTTAATGCTTTTGTAACTGTGCTGTCTATACGGCTTTGTATACCTTTTGCCAACTCAGGTCTTGCCAAAATATCATCAACACTAAACTTTTCCATCACATCATCAAGGCTTAATTCCTCAGGATGATTTTCAGGTTCCTGTGGTTCTTTGGGTTCAGCAAAAAACTGTAACTTCATCTGTAAACGTCTACTTTCTTTTCTCATATCTAACTCCTATTCCCTGTGAGTTCCTGCCTCACAGTTTACTTGTTTTTATATACACCCAATAAGTCCCTGCCTTATTGTTTGTTATAAACTCTTGGTTTTTACGGCTTTTCCTTGCCATATAAAAAAAGCAGATATCATTTGATAACTGCTCTTTAAATCATATTTAATTGTATAAAAATACCACCTAATCTTTCGACTGGGTGGTATTAATACCATGCTATAATATCTTTCTTTTGAAAATTGTTATTCACTAAATACTCCTTTATTCGATGAAATGCATGAGCAGGATAATTCATAGAATATCCTAAAACTAACTTATCTATTTTTTTCTCTCCAGTCATTCTATCCAAAGAAATTATTCCATATTCATCTGAATTTTCTGGAATATATTTATATTTTACGATTTTATCAGTTAATTCTAATAATTCAATTCTTACCACAAAAATACACCTCTTTTCTACAATAAGCTATTTTTATGCTTAAATTCGTCAAGTGCCTTTCTATAATTATATTTTGTTTCTGCTATACTATGTGCTTCTTGATATGTCATCCCCTCCTTATTCATTAATTCATATTCAAGTCGCTCATGTCTTAATAAAATCAAATCATGTTCTTGTATTTCTTTACCTTCTCTTAATCTTCTGAATGATTCAGCCATATCGTAATCCGGATCGAATCTACGTTTTCCACCATACAATTCGTATTCATTTATAAATACATGATCATATATTTTTGATATGTCAGACTCTGCCATACCTGTATTACTTGCAATAGTATTAATAATATTATTTTTCTTACTATTTCTAACAGAATCGTAATAACTATTAGCATGCCTGTTTCTCTTTTCATATAGTGGATCATTATTATCTGTTAACGCACCACTTGTTACTTTCGATTTCATTATATCAGAACTATGCAATTTTTCAATGTTTTTTACTCCCGCCCTTACCTTTGCATTTTGATATTCAGAATCATTTTTCAGGTCAATATATTTCTTTTTCCACTCGCTATAATTCATATTAGCCGGTACAAGCTCTGTCTTTCCGGTTATCGGATTTCTTGCACGTCTCTTTAATTTTGAATAGTCTTTTCCTTCTATGTATGCGCTGTCAACACTTCTACAATTTGGATGCATCGGTGGATAATTAACACCTACTTCTGCATCTTTCACTAAATGAATTGTTTTATCCAACTTTTGACATTGTACTGAAGTTCTGGTATCAAGTGTAGCAATAAATATATATTTTTCTGTACCTATATCTTCGTAACATTTAAGTCTTGCCTGCCCTGCAATATAATTAACTTCTGTTCTAATCAGCCTGTTTGCTTCATATCTGCCGCTATCTATCTTTTTTACTATTCTGGTAGCCATCTTTTTGCCTGATATACCAATCATTAACCCTTGAGTTATTATATCTTCCAAATCATTTGCCAATTTGTCTGTATTGTTCCATATTCTCTTTGAATAGTTTGCACCCTTCCATTCATTTGCAATTGCTGCCTTTACCGCCGGATTACTTAGTTTATTAAAATCATAAGCTAAACCTGTACCTTTTTGAATCGTGTAATGCGTCTGATAAAACGATGTTTGATATGTGTCTATCATTCTCGCCTGTAAAGCCATTTCAGTTGCCCACCCTATATTCTGTGCCTCTAAATATATTAAATCACGCATTGCTTCAATTCTTGCAATTCTGGCAGCATATGCAGGAGCATTAAGTCTGTTAAGTATATCCTGCTTAATCTCCTCATTGTCAGTACGGTCATATATACGCTTTAAAGTATTATATACCTCTTTTGTTTGTTGAGTATTCAGCAGTTTTAAAGCATCTTCAATGGTCATTTGTCCTTCTGTTGCATATGTTGAAAAAATCTTGCCAATTTGTGCATTCAACTCTTTAAATATATTTTCATAATATCTGTTCACTTTGATAATTGTCTTATCGTTTTTTTCCTGAATTAACTTTTCCAAATCAATGCTTCTTTTTTCCCAGTACCTAGCCATTTATTCACCTACTCGTCTGCTTTTTCCTCTTGACTTTTATTATTGCTTTCTTCTCCATATTGCTCTGTTGATTTAGTTAATCCAAAACTATCCAAATATTCCTGTTGCGCCTCTTTTTTCTGTATTTTTAAGTTTTCAAGCACTTCATCAACATCTTTAACGAACCATAACTGACTAATCAAGGTCTTATTATCAACTATTCCCTGTAAGTTGGTAACCATATTTACAATTTCAGCCTTATCTATTGGCATTGCAATAGTAAATATTATATCTAACTCTTTTTTATCTATTGGAACCATTTCCCCTTTAATTGTCAGCCAATGATTATACATTTCAAAACGTTTCTTCAATCCCTTTTCAAAACTCCTCATTTTTGACTTGACTAATATGTTCATAGTCATTAGCTTTAACATTAAAGCCTGTCCTGAGCTATTTCCGGCAAAATTGTTATCAGTCATATCAACTGTCAATGTCATTTTATGTATTTCTCTTATGATGTCATTACATAAAACATTCATGCTTGATTCATCAAATACTTTCTGAATGTATTCAATTCGTGCATCCAATGGTATGCCGTCAAGGAATCTTTCTTTATTCAGTATTTTTATATCATCATCATCTAATGTAATACCAAACATTGCCAAAAGGCTGTTTACAAATTTCTTTTTATCTGTAATACGGTCACTTAACAATTCATTTAGTCCATCAATAAGAGGAATACATTGTTCAAAATCTCCTTGTCTTTCATCATTATTTTGATATTCAACAATTGGCACTTCACCAAAATAATGTTCTGCTTCACTTCCCACTATCGGCTTAAATTCAAAATCTTCTAAATTAGTTGAACGATATTTTTTCATATTATGATCCGTATATACAGTAACATCATAATATTTAACTTCTCCTAAATCTTCCTGTTCCTGATATACGATAGCAAATAATTTATTATGTTCTACTGTATTATCTCTAACCATAATACAATTTCTAGGGTCAACTACAGTAGTTCTTGGTTCAGGGTTTTCCTTGTTATTAGCATATTCCAATTCATATGCTTCACCAAATATTCCTATGTGCTTTGCTATTTTTGCATCACATTCTGAGATAGTCTGATTATCATAAACATCTATTGCCCTTGATATGTCAATTTGTTTCGATTCTTCCCAGTCGTACTGTCTTACAGCTCCATTCTGTATACTCGCCTGTATGCCTGCATTTAGAATCTCTTTTTTCTGTTTATTTTTATTCGCTTTATCACTATTATATTTAACCGGTTCGCCCAGATAATAACCTGTTGAAATATCAACAACATACTTTGCATAATTAGAAAACACTCTTACCTTTTCTGTATCTTCCATGTCCGAAGATAATATCTTATGTTTTCCCAAATAGTAATCATAATTTTTCTGTAATTTACGACAGTATTCTTTATGCTTTTTAATTAAATAACGAAATACACTTGAATTTATATTATCAATATCCTGTACCACATCTGGGTCAATATATATAGCCATTCCTTAACCTCTTTTCTACTATAAATTAAAAGCCTCTTGGTCGCTTTTTTGCTTTCAAGTGGCTGTTTCTTCTAATTTCTTCAACTGAATATCTTAAAGCTGCCATTGCATCATCAAAGAAATTAACAGGTTCATCCAAATATAACCCTGTCTTCTGGTCTATCTGCCATTTCCATTGACTAATTTCTTTATAAGTGTTTGTGCAGCTATGATGTATATGTATTTTTGGTATTTGTTTTAAGTAATCTATTTGTGCTTTAACACTTCCGGGACCTTTTATAACACCTCTGGCTCTTTTATATCCTGCTTTCTGCCACATTTTTATTCTATCCGGCTCTGCACTATCACAATACATCATTAATCTTTTATCAAATTTCAATGCATCAGCCATTTGTATGATTTCGCTTGTATCTTTTTCGTAAACATACAGTTCTTTACACACATACAGTTCACCATCTTTAAACCCAACATTTAGCAAAGCGTTTGCATGATTAAATCCAAAATCCTGTGCATTAACCATGTAATCAAATCTGCTGGGTGTTATATCAAAGTCTTCAACTATATAATTACTAAGAATTAATCCTCCTACTTCTCCCCATTCTCCTAATCCATATACACGATATCCTTCAGGGTCTACTAATTTTCTTCTTTCCATTCGTGCTTTATAAGCTTCATCTATAAATCTGTTATTCAAATAATTGCTCGAATGTGTCAATGTATTTTTATCCGGCAAATCAAAAAATACACGCTTTATCCAATGCGTTGCACTTACCGGATTAAATGTTGCTTTGATTTGATAAAACTGTCCCGGTGGTAATTCACCTCTTAATCTATCATCTATTATTTCAAAATCATTCTGTGTTATTTCTGTCGCTTCTTCTATCCATACATCTGTAAGTTTTCCCCTTTTAAATGTAATTGATTTTAATTTTTCACGTTGTTTGTCATCATTAACACCTCTAAATATTATTTGGTTTCCGTTATGTTTGCATTCCAGCATTAATGGGTTTTGTTTTATACTCCAATACTTTTCCCAGTTTTCACCAAACATACGAAAAACAGCACCTTGCAATTCAGCAAAGGTGCTATCTCTATTAGTTATATCTGATTTTCTAACACATAATAAATTACGGCCTGCATCTTTCATTAATCTAAGTATATAATTTGTAGCTGTGTCTACACTCTTACCTGAACCGGCTGAGCCTTTCATAATTATATATCTTTTGGTGCTTTCATTTACTTCTTTAAAAGCCGGATTTAATTCAACCTTTATGTTCATTCACTTCATCACCATAACTTATGTTTATATTTAAATTCATGTCTTCTGCGTCTGTATTTAAGTTAATTATATCTTCCGGTCTTTGACCTGCTGTATCTCTTAAAAACTCTGCGCTTGCGACTGAACCTTTAAGTGCTTTCTGTATCTGTGCTATTAATATAGCTGTTTGAATATCTATATTCTTGCCGTTTAAATCTGCAAAACTTTTTATTTGTTCAGGCTCAATTAATTTTCTATTTTTAAGTGGCATACTGAGAAGTAGTTCTAGTGTTTCTTTCATTGCTTTTTTATTTCTCTTTGTTTCACCGGATTTTATTCCACCTTTTCTTCCGGCTTCCTGCAATTCTTTTGTTGTCATATCCTTGAAACTTTTTCCCATTTACTCACACCTGCCTTTCATCTAATAAAAAGTATAAAAAATGGAGCCTTGCCATTATAGCAAAACTCCAATTAAGGGCGAACGGATTTCAACCGCCTCCTCTGTCACAACCTCACCTGTGTACTCACAACCTAGTGGCTTATCTTGTTGCACTGGTGCATTGTTTGGTTGCACCCATTGTTCTCACTCGTAAACTACTTCCCTTGTTGATGATAATCCCATTTTTTCAGGACTTTGTCAATTGTCTTTTATAATTAATCCTATCAATCATTTCTCTTTATTTAATCATTATAAAACATTAAAAGGTAGCTTTGCTATAATGACAATGCTACCTTTATAGTAATAGTCAACCGGAATTGAACCGATGCCTCGTCAGTGGCTACTGCCATACATCAACACGTTCTGCCAGCCTAAACTATCTTCTATTACTCAAATTATCATACCATGCTTTATTAATCATTTCAACTAACGCTTTTTCTTTACTAGTCAATCGTGCTGCACCTTTATCTGAATCTTTCTCATTATGAAAATATCCATGATGAGTATGTGGCTTTAATCCTTTATGAGAATGATCTAAATGTATTGTTTTACTTCTTTTTCCATCACTATCGAAATATGTAATATCTGTTGGTCCATCTTTTCCAACAGTTGCATACACTCTTCCTTTTGTCATGGTCTCCATCAATGGCTCTGATTGTCTATCGTTCTTTTTTATAAACTTGACATTCCCAACTGTGAGTAATGTTCTGTATTGAGAACCATACTTCTTTCCTTTAACACTTATACCGCTACTTGCTCCTCTTCCTCCCATAATACAACCTCTTACTATACATATGATTTCAATGCTTGAACTATAGCCTTACTAGTTGAACTAGCAGATTTTCCCTTTTTCATATATTCAGAAACAGCCTCAGCCACAACTTCTCCTGCTGCTTTACCTTTAGTATTACTACCATACTTTGATATTGCCGATAATTTCCCACCATTTATCTTTTTCGCTTGCTTTAAAATATTTCTATCCCACTTTCCAGATGTTCTTAGCTTTGCCTGCTGAAATTTAGTAAGTGAGCTGTTACTTTTTCTCATAAGATAGTTTGATATTAAATGACCTGCCTCATGAGTTCCTGTTCCATATGCTGTATAATCAGCAGTATAATCATTAGGTGCGAATTCATTATTTGACGAACTGTAATACTTTGATGAAAAACCCAACTGTCCCATACCATTAGCACTTGCCTCAGCGTCATTAGACAATGATAATCCTATACCTGTCACTACTGACAAAGGTAATCCAAATTCATTCAAAGTGTCACGAACCCCTTTTAATGTTTTGTCAACAAGTACACTATTTAAGTTCTTGACTTCTTTATCAACTACAATTGTTCCAGCATTTCTGAACTCACTCATCATGTCTGTATTACTTTTTGAAGATTTCTTTGTTAGTCCGCTACTTGCTCCTCTTCCTCCCATTATCATCTCACCCTTCGCGTGGCTCTATTGCCTATTCTTGCCATCCTGCTGCCTCTAACCATATCTTTATCTCTTACATAAGCATAATTAAGAAATTTATCTGTTTCTTCACGGTCTTCCATTCGCTTTCTTTCTAACTCTTTAACCTGCTTTGCATTATAAGATTGATATTCATATCCCATTTTTTCAGCTGCTTGTGCAATCTGTTTTAACGTTCTTGGTACTCTGTCACCAATCATTGAGCCCTCATATTTGTATACATTCCCGTCTTTTTCTTTTCTATAGGTTGCATAATAACCTTCCATATTTACTGTAATCTGCTGTATTCTTCCGGTTCCCATGTTTGCTCCACGTCCGCCCATCTTCTATCACCTTCCTCTTATGCATAAAATATTAAACCATAGCCATATTCCTTTAAATTTTATTTTTTGCCGGTTTATATGTATATTCATATCCAAATGTACTTGCATTGTTTTTCAGCCATTTTCCTAAGCTTCTATCATAATTTTTGCTTTCTACCTTTAAATTTTTGATAGCTTTTATAAATTCATCTCTTTTAAAATGGCTCTTTTTTCTTATTGTATAAGTTCCAGCTCTTCTGTTTGCATATACCTTCGGGTCAACATTTGATATTGGAGTTGAGTTTCTGCTACTTGCTGTTACTGCTCTTTGTCCAGTACTCGCCCAAGTTTCTAAATCTGTACCACTAAAATTTCCCCATCCGGCTGACGGATGATTATGTACAAGGTGTTTATCTTTTGTTTCTTCTGTGCTGTAAGATACACTTCCCCGCTTACCCTTGTAATAATTTGTAACGTACCCATTTTCATCTATTTGTATTGCATATTCTCTATTCGCTTTTGTGTGCTTTTTATTAAAGTCCTGTATTATTCTGTCTTCGTTTCCTGTGTTTTTTATTCTGTTCATATAAGCGGGGTGTAATTTTTCTGACGGACTTCCTATCCCTTTTGCAAAAGTCAAGCTTCTTTTCTCACCTTTTGCTCTAAATGATGCACCTCTACCACCACAATTGTTTACCAGCATATTTTTTCCTTATTTTTTTGTACAAAAAAGACACCCCATCCAGAGGTGTCTCTTACTATTTTCATAATATTAGTGCATATTTTCAAATCTTATTCCCGAATCATCATTTGTAGCTACAAAGATGGAATCATCTGCTTTTTCAACAAATTCTTTTAGTGATACACTACCTATCATTCCATGTTCATATGCATCTTCCATATCTTTAAATTTAACTTCATCGTTTGTATCTATATTAACAATTCTACAGGGTTTAGAATATAATGTATAATCTCCAATATCTATTGATATTCCTTTCATTCTATGCAAAAATGTGTCCTTTAACATTTATTTCACCTTCTATCTCTTAAACGCGTTATTATCATAATACTTAATTTTTATGTCCTTAGGAAAATTATAGCCTATATCTCCTCCATATACAAGTATCTTACTAGGCTTTATTTTCTTTATTGCTTCATCCATTCCATCATACCATATCTGCTTTGCTTCTTTGTCTTTTTTAACTCCTATGGTTGAAACCGAAACAGTTCCACCCTGCTCTATTCCATCAAAGCAAAAGGCAAATGTTTCTTTCTCTGCCCATTGAAGCGTTGGTATTACCGTGATTCCTACGTCCTGCATCATCTGCCCTATTAATTTAGAGCGATAAACATTCCAAATCTTCATAGCCATCGGCATATCCATATACAAGCTAAAGTCAGGGGTAAATACACATTCATAGTTTCTTAATTTTTCAATGTATTCCTGTGGACTGTTCCAAATTCTTTCAAACTGATAATCATCAATATAAAAATGTACTCCGCATTTTGTTTTCTTAGTACTTAATACATAATTGAATGAAATTAAATTTTCCGGTTCAGCATTTTGTGCTTTTATGATTGGCATTTGATAAAAACCAGCACTTCTTAATTCATCATATTCATCCAAATTATATGAGTTATATGTACGTTCTCGCTCATCGCCATAATAACCGTCGGCAATATCGTCTAATTCTTCCATCTCTGGAACATCAAACCCAAATTCTTCCATATCAAACTCAAATATATCTTTCAATTCCCGGTCTAATATTTCATAATCAAAATCGCTATTCATTGTCAGTTTATTATGAGCTAATATATATGCTTTTTTCTGCTGCTCTGTAAGGTTGGTTAATGTAATACATGGTAATTCTGTCATTTCTAATTCTTTAGCTGCCATTAACCTGCCATGACCTTCGATTACCATATTATTCTCGTCTATTGCAATGGGGTCATTAAATCCAAACTTTTCAATACTTTGTTTTATCTGTTCTATTTGCTCCTTCGGATGCTTTTTTGCATTGTTCTTATATGGTTTTATATCGTTTATTTTTTTATTTGTTATATCCATTTTTTCATTAGCTTTCATATAGCTTTATACCTTTTATTTTTTGTTTCTCTTTTTAATTTAAAAAAGCACCCTAATAAGGATGCTCTTTCATTCTTCGATGACTCTATAAATACTTAATTTCGGAGGAGGAACTTTAGTTCCCTTTAGGTATTTATCATATTATAATGATAATCTATGTTCATAGGGACATTCAAGGACATATTATTATTTTTTCTATTTCTTGTAGTCCCAGTCCATGTAACCTGGTTGTATGTCTGTATGAGATTCCCATTTCAAGTGCTATCTCTTCCCATTTTTTTGATTGACAGTATCTCTTATATAAAATTCCTCTGTATTCTTCGTTACTTAACTTTGAAATTGTTGTCATAATCTCTGCTCTAATCTCAACTAATTTACGAACCTCTATGTTCCATTCTTCTATTTTCTCCTCAATAGTGCAAATTGTATCTGCCATCTTGTCCTGCGATGTAGAAGATATGACCCTTTCGCCCTGGCTGATTGCACTTGTACTTGTTACAAGTTCCTGCAATGTCTGTATTTCTTCTTGAAGTCTCTTTATTCTATGTTCTGCTCTGCTTACCTGGAGCAAATACTCTTTAGCTTTGTTTGTTTCTGCCACGTTATCCATCCTTTCTGTTTTATGTAAATAAAAAACCAACCACCGAATATTGGTAGTTGGTCTGTTTTTAAGATTTTATTTTTATACAAAAATTTATCAAACTTTCTTCTGCCTCTTGACTTATATCAATAAGCTGACATTGTGCTTGATCACATAATTCTTCAAATTTACGTAATGGTGTTTTTCCTGCCTGTTCATTATACCAACTGATTACATCTAAATACTTTTTGTTTAAATTTCTCAGCATATCAAACATATCCTCAAATATGCAACTTTTGTCTTTTAAAATTATAGAGGTTATCTCACAAATTCCCTTTATTTCGCGTCCTCTAATTAGCATTAGTTGAATATCCTTTAAATATTTTTCCATATAATGATCATGCTCTTCTCTATTTCCAACTCTTTGTATAGCTTCAAGAATATCTGCACCAGCACCCCATATCAAACTATTTAATTCCATAATTCTTTGTTGAATATCATCTACATATTTAACTCTTTTATCATATTGTTGTTTTTTTCTTTGATTTCTGTTATTAACAAATATCGTTATTAGTGCAACTGTCAGTGGTAATAAAGATTTAAATATCTCCCAAATTTCTTTCAATATATTTAATGCTTCTTTCGGCATTTCTTTCCTCTCCCTTTTATGATAAAAAAATTATACCATTCCAACTACCAATATTCAATTGTCAATGTTCGACCTTTATCGACTAATCATCATCCCACTTGCGTGCGTCACGTTCCCTGCGTCTGTCGTCTCTGGAACTCATACCGCAAAACGAGTACATTATAGCTGCCACAATTACTGTAACAGCTACGATTATTAATTTAATCATTAACTCCACCACCTTTCACTATAGTAATTGCTCGATGGTAGGCTAATCGTCTGCATTTATCTTCTGTTGTGTTGAACAAACTTTCTAGTGCTTCCACAACCTTATCCACGTCATAGGCTGTCAGCTGATTTTCAATCGCTTTTATGCAATCTTGAATTACTGCACTTACTTTTATGCTTTCAATATCTTGCACATCAATAGGGCTTTGCTGTAACATAAAATCATTTAAATGTAAAATCACTTCATCTGCATCTATTAATCTCATTCTGTTCACTCTCCTTTTAATTCTGAAAAAATCCTGTTTCATAGTCAACTTTAATAGCCTTGTCTCCTATTATTTGTGTTTTTAATGTTCTATCTTCAAGTGAAAGAATAACCATACAATCGTTTAACTCAAATATTTGTACGTCTCCTTCACCGAACTTTGCATCTTCTCCATATTCTTTTTCATATGCATCTAGCAATATATTTATTAAATCTTTATTCATCTTCCTGCTCCTCTCTATATGGTTCTGGTAGTGGTTGCCATGCAATCACATCGAATACACTTTCATAGCCATTTGACCAACCATGATGATAATATGACACTGCCATCTCTCCCTCTTTGTTAATTGTCAAATATGCTTTTGCTTCTGATTCTAAAGTCTCAGGCAGTCTCTCACTGCACGGAATCCAGCCATTACTATCTTTTTTCAATGTAGTTTTCACACATCCATTACTTTGAACTATCTCAATTGCATGTTCATAACTTCTTGCTTTCTGTTCTCCTATTTCTTTATTGTAAGCATTTGCATCACTCCAGAATTCTTTTTCATTTTTTAACTGTTCTACAACTTTTTCTACATCGTAATCTGCATCCTTGTTATTGAGATAATCTAATAGTTTTATCCCAAATTCATATGCTGTTCCTTTAAAAGGTTTGCCATAAGGATTAATTTGTGTCTGAATATAATTTTTAATTCTTTCTGAACTTACTAACTTCATAATTATATTATTTCCTTTCTGATTATCTTTAAATCTCAGTAGTTTGCTTAGCCATTTCATCATCCCATTCTGCATCTTCAGGTGCATGTAAAACAATACAGTCCTTAGGTTTGATGTCACTGTTTGATACTAAATCAGCTAACTTTCCACGAGTTTCTAACTCTCTTAATCCGCATCTCTGTAACAAAATTACTAGCTGTTCTCTATAGGTCATAATAATCTCTATCCCTCACTTTCTGCTAATTTTGCATATTTCCAAAAATTCATATTCTTCTTTATACTTTTCGATATTTAACATTTCTCTCACTCCTTAACATTTCTTAACATCTAACATAAAAAAACTACCAACCAAATACTGGCTGATAGTTTTCTCAATTACTTATTCTGTTCAATGAATTGTTGCATTAACTTTGTTAATTCAGGTCCCTGAGACAAATGCAGTTCTTTGCATACCTTTTTAAATTCTTCTGCAACAGCTGTATTGACTTTGTATGTCTTTGCTGACACTCCTGCTTTCATGTCCCATTTGTCCTGTGGTCTAGTTTTCTTTTCGTCCATTTATAATCCTCCATAATTGCGGTATCGTCTCAATTAGCATATATAACGATGCACATATTACAAATACGCATCCTACTATAGACCATTCCGTTGCTAAAGCTAATATGATGGTAAACATCAAAAATGCTGTAGAAAAGTTAAACTTCTTCATTTTATTTTCTTTCCCAATGTGCTAATATACTTGTAAGAGATTGGGAGATTTCTCTCCCTTTCTCCTATGTAAGAGCCTTTATGAGTTCGGCGATTGATGTAATCAATGCTGCTATTGCTATTAACGACTTGATTACCAAATCCCATATCTTAAGGCTCTTTTTGTCTTTTCTCTTGCCCATTGGTTTTACCTCCTTCATTTGATATATTTATTGTATCATACGTGTACGTATATGTCAATACTTTTACCAAACAAATTAAGTTTTTTGAAATTTATCAGCCAATATTTAGTTTTCAATGTACATTTTACTTCTTAACATTTCTTAACATCTATTCATTCTGTCTTATGAATGTATCAATACCACATTCTTCTTTTAAAATTGCTATCTGATCATCCCAGCAGCTCCAATCAGGATTCGTAATACAATCTGTTTTATTGTTGAATATTTCTCTAAACTCTAACAGTCTTTTTTTACCAAATCCAAATCCATCCCTTAAAGATACCATTGCCAGGATTCCCACACTGTCTACTGTCTGATTTTTCATTCCATCACACCATTCTTCAACATCTTTTTCTTTGATAGCAACTGGAAGTTTTGTAATGTTTCTTAATCGTAATTCCTTTTCCAGTCCATCAATTCCTCTTTCTTTAGCAATCTTAAAGGCATAAGCCATTCCTTCACGCCTTGCCTGCTCTTCCTTATCTATTCTTGCCATCGCTATTTCCTCCAAATAAATCTTCAAAAGTTAACTGTTCTGCTGGAACATCTTCCCATTCAACTCCTATGTAGTCTAATACTCTGCCCCAACCATATTTTTCTCCGGTCACTTTGTCCGTGCAACACTTGTACATCCAAAATTCCCACTCTTTAGGGTTCTGTTCCCTTAATCTGTCAAACCTGTGTGGTCTTTTTTCAAGGTGTACTCCAAATCCACACATAGAGCATCCGGTTCTTTGAGCCTTAGTTGTTCTCAATGTTCCATCGGGGTCTTTTTTAATTACTCCGTATATTTCAGGAATAATTTTATTAAGTGGCTCATAAGGAATTACATTTCCTTCCTTGTCTCTGCTATAAGGTTGTTTCAAATATAAATCTTCAAACACATCTATATGCTCCAAATACCATTGATTCATTTCTAAGGCCAACTTCAATATATCCTGCCTTAAAAAGATTGCGAATGGAGCTGATCTAATTGTCGATTTTCCATAGTAATTACATCCATGCTCTACCAATGCTTCCTCTCTTTGCCCACCTTCTGATGCCATCATTCCAAGATAAGCATGTGACTTGTGTTGCTTTGCCCAATCATCACATGGCTTTTCCTTCAAATAATAGCAGCAATCATTTGACACCTGAAAATTTGGTTTTTGATAGTTAACATTTTCATTCTCATTTTCATACCCTCCAAATAATTTCAACCATTTCTTTGGTAATTTCATTCTGCTGTTTTTTGCAAAATGTCCTTGCTCTCCACATTCTCCTGTAATAATCGCATGTCTTACAGTCTTGTTATCTTCAGTGGGATTTTGAAGCAGCTGTATTTTTCCTGCAATACGCTTACTTATTACTGGAAAACCAACATTGTTCAAGACATCAACTTTTGTTTTGTAAGATTTAACTATCTCAATTCCTAATGCCTTATGTACTTTCTGTATGCTTTTATCTTCCACTCCTGAAACTGATATTCCCGGCACATTTATTCCTATGCTTTTAAGCCATATATACAAAGTAATACTATCTAACCCTCCAACTGATACGTGAGCATTAAGTCCACGCTTATGCATTTCGTTGTAAAATTCCCATGCTATATCTTTCTGTCTTGCTATCTTCTTTTCATATGGCAAATTTTGTTTTTCCGTAAATTCTCTTTTTCTGTCTTGTTTTGCTTTCTTCCATGCATTTTGAATAAATGTCGGTGCATCATTCGTTACATACTCATTTCTTTCAATTAAGAATTCAAATTGTCCTTCCATTTTTCTCCAGGAACCGATATATCATTACTCTGGCCAGAGTTCCGCTCCTTTCGATTATTTTTTATTCTTCAAACTGATAGTTATATCCATCTAATGCAAATGGTTTCTTTATTCTGTTATGGCATCTGTCTGCTATTGTCTGATACGACATATTGTTCCTGATGCCTGCTTCTCTTACACTTACATATGTTTCTACAATTCTTCCTGCTTCATCTATCTTTATTACTGGTTTTCTTTTACCTGACATTCTCGCAGTAAGTTTCCCTAATTCCTCTCTTGTTATGAATCCTATGTTGTCTCTATGATTGTTCCAAATACTCAAGTCCTTATGGTATGGTACTTTTCCTTTTGGAATTTCATTGACAAATGTATTAACCAATAATTTGAAAACTGTGTAGTCCTTTGATTTACCATCAATAGTGATTTTCACAAATAAATTTCTTTTGTTCTTTCTCCTAAATGGTGTTAACATTTTTTTCTTACCGTTCTTGAATGTTTTTCTTACTTTTCCATCTATGCTGATTTCATATTGGTTATTTCCCGGTAAATTAATTAAATGCCAATAATTTGCAGGTTCATTAACTCTTACATCCATTTAACTCTTCCAATCTCTTCTGTAACTGCTCTCTTTCAAGCGTAATTGCTCTTACTTCTTCCCTCTGTTCATCTGTCATATAATCAGCACTAATTAGAAACATCTCCCTTCCGTCTATCTGTCTGATTCTGTATTCAATCTGTTCTTTTGTCATTTTGTTTATATCCATATCTATCTCCTCATTAATAATTTACGTTCAAGTGATTCCATATCATCTTTGCTATAATTTCGTTCAGTAAAGTTTGCTTTGCTCTGCTCCGGCTTCTTTTTGTCCGACTTATAAAAATTCATCCAGCCTTTTGATGTTGCTTCTTTAACAATCTCTACAAGTTCATCATCACTACAGCCTTTATCTTTAAAAGTATTAAGCTGCTCAATGAGATTAACAATCTTGCTTCCCGGTACTGGTGCAGACCTTTCTCTCATAGCGAGATATGCTGCAAATGCATCATTCACTTTTTCTGAATCGAAATATGTATTTACTTTACTTTTGTTTACTTTTATTTTCTTTTGTTGCATATCTGTTGCACTATCTCTGTTTTCTGTTACATTAATGTTCGTTTCTGTTACAGAAACCCCTTTTATGGGTTCATTTAATAAGGGTTGACCATTTTTATCAATCAACCTATATTTTTCTTTCTGGACTTTGTTCCTAACAGTCACTGTATCATAGCGTCGCTGAACTCCAACAGAGGTTACAACTCCTTGCATCAGGAGGTCATAATCGAATAGACCTATATCCGCACAAGAGAGAATAACTTGTAACACAAAGTCTTTTTTATTAATCCATCTATTTCCGATTATCTTGATGATTTTAACCGGCAGATTCTTCTTAAGCTGTTCAAAATTCTTAAATTCAAGAAAGTAACCTTCGCGATAAATCATCGAAATGACTACGTCGTAAATAGTCTGACCTAATGGACCATATTCGTTCATCAGGTCCATGATTTTGAAATCTTCGTAATAATCAACATCTTTGGGGAAATAGCTAAGTCCTTTTTTTATTGGTCTTGCCATGTTCACTCCTTATTCTGTATTGCTTACAGTTACAATAACGTGTGGATTTTCTCCTTCTCTTGTATACCTTTTTCTTAAAATCATGTCACAAATTTGTGTATCATCTCCGTAAGCTACTTTATTTAATGCGTCACATACAACCTTTGCAATATTATCTATATCAGGTTTCTTACAAGGTCTTTCTAACCCTTCCTGCATTAATTTTACTTTCTTTTTACTTGTACTTTTTGGAATCTCATACACCGCCGTTACAGCCATTGTCAAAGGCTCTTTATCAAAATAGCCTTTAAAATCTTCATCTTCTGCGACTTCGGTATAGTTTGTCTTTATCAGATTCTCATATAGAACTGTTCCATCCGGTGTGATACTTTGCATTCTTCCTAATTTTGAATTGTAAAATGTTCTTGCCCTGGCTTTTCCTTTTGGCGGTCCGGGAATTACAAATGTTATGCCCACCTTGTCTCCTTTCTGCCTGCCACCTTATGTAGCAGGCTAATTACATAAACATAGTTAATTAATTTCGTGATATATATTTGTTATCAGATATGTGCTTTGTATTGACATGTCAATTAATAGTTACCATTTAAGCATTTTTCTTGCAGCCTTTAAGCTCCAACCTATACTCCTTAGTCTTGCTGTTTCCTGCCTTGCATATGCTTCTACAAGTTTTCTTTCCTCCGGAAGAGGTCTGAAATAACCCTTTCCATCCTGCATATTAAGAATTACAGTATCTCTTCTTGCCTGTGATATTTGCTCACGTATTTGTCTGTCATTCAGACCTGTCATAATCCTTAACTGCGTTCTGGTTACTGCATTCTCCCTTCCAAATGGAATGTAATCCACTATATCCATAGACTTGTCCTCCTATTGGAAGAATGACTGTTGTACTGCCTGAGCCGTTGTCTGTTGAGGCTGTTCTGTTGTCTGCTTCTTAGCTACTTCTTCACCTTCACCGACATTAGCACTTTCCATTTCTTCCGCAGAACCCTCAACAATCATTCCTTCATCTATTTCAACATATTCCTTCGTTCCATCTTCATTAATTACTGCCATGTCACTGTCAAGAGCTGTCTGCATATCAATACTCATTACACCCCATTTGCTAATAAGCTGTCTAAGCATTGTCTTATATGCCATACCGTCAAAATCTTTATACCAGAAGCTGCTATATTTCCACATCTCGCTCTCAGGAACCTTACCTGCTTCATAATCAGCATATGAAACCTTTGGGCAACTTCCGCCTGTTGCTTTCAAGCTGAACGCCTGACTATATTTATCAGCATGAGCAAGCATCTTTTCCTTTGACCAATACATTGCCTTTTTGAATCCGTTTGTATATTCAAACATCGCATAATATCCTATTGTTTTTGCCTTTTCTCTTTCTGATTCATCAGCAATTAACTTAACTTCTATTTCTTCATCCAAAGGATTAAAATTAATTAGTTCACCTTCCTTAATTGCAAGTACATTTAGTTTCTTATACTGTCCTGATCTGATTGCAAGCTGAATATATCCTTTATATCCAAGCTGGAACTGTGCTTCTTTGCATTTCTTCTTACTGTTATTGAACGGAACCATGTAAAACTGTCCTAACTGTGGACTTGGTGAAAGCTTAAGGCTCTCACCTAAAAGTGCTGAACTTAATATCGATGCATTCGTACATTCCTGTAATGTAGAATTTGCATTAACTGCACTTATAATTGATGAAATAAAACGTGGTCCATTCTTTCCACCAATAATGCTATTAATCTGATTTTTAACAGCATCATTTGAAAGATATGCTGTTAATGTTGTTTTCTGCTGACTCTTTGCTAAACTGTTTGATACTGCCATTTACTTTTCCTCCCTATTTCACTGGTCCAAATTCTATATTGTTACTCTTCAAATAATTCTTTAATCCTTCAAGCTGAGTTGCTGTTGCTCTTACTCTAAAGTCAAGTTCAATCAATTCTTCCGTGAAAGTTTCTACTGCTTTTACTGCTTCTGTAGCTGCAGTTTCTTTCTCTTCTTTATTTTCATTAGTCTGAATCTTTCCAGCATCGGCAACACTTTCAGTTTCTGCTCTTTCTCTTTCTTTACGTGCTTCCATTTCTGCCTGTCTCTTTGCTTCATATTCAGCTTTTCTTCTTGCATTTTCTTCAAATCTCTGCTTGACTGTCAGAGCATCTGTCATACTGAAGTTTTTAAGATACTCTTCTTTCATTTCAAACTGATATTCACCATCATCATTGTTAATAATGTTAAGTTCATTTGTTACTCTTTCAAATAACTCTGTCATTTCAGTTTTTATGCTTTTAAGGGTTGTTGTTGCATTAAGATATGTCGGCTTAAATACTTTGTCCCATGTTAAAATTGATAACAAATCACTATCGCCAAATATTTCATCGTAAATTTCCTGAACCTTTACGAGTTTTTCATCTCTCTTTTTCTGCTCATAAGCCTTTACCTGACTGTCAATGTTGTTGTTTGCTTCTCCAATGATTCCAATTAGTTCCTTTACCTGACTTTCAAATTCTGTATATGGCTCAAGCATCATCTTTTTAACATCTTTTCTTTTGGTATCTAAAACCTTTATGAATTTGTTAAGATTTGCCCTGTCTGATTTTGCATCTTTAATGTTGTCGTCTGTGTATACAAGAGTTTTATAATCATTCGCTCTTGTTGTTATTTCCTGCTTTAATTCCTCATAATTCCAATCTATCTTTTTGATTGCATTTTCATCTGTTGGATTATAAATCTGTAATTCCATTTTTTCCTATTCCTTTCTGTTTAAAATTCTGGCATTATTAATGCCAGTCTTGTTTTTGTTTTGACTTTATTAATAAATTCCTGCTCTTTTTTATAAAGAAAGTTAATATCTTCCTGAACTTCACTTCGTTCAATATGATAATCTTTAGTAATAAGCCTTATCTCACCATTCCATAAGCTTTTTATCTGTGCTCTTAAAACAACAAATTCATATTCAGTTACCATAAGATAATGTAAGACCTGTATGTAATAATTATCCGGAATATGTTCCCCGTCCCACTTTTCTTTATGGATTGAACTAAACAGCTCTGTTGTCTTACATTCAAAGATTCCTTTTCTTCCGGATTCAACTTCTGTCAGTTCTCCATCAAGCGATGCATGTGCAAATGGATATTTATCATTAAGAAGCATGTTGTCACCGAAGTATTCAACCTTATATTCCGGATGATCCAGTGCAAATATTGCCCTTATGTGTTCCTCTGCCTTACTTCCGTATATGACGTATGGCTTGTCTGATATGTCGATGGGCTTTCTTATTCCTACCATCTCCTCCCAAAACTCTTCATTGGTCTTGTAGGGATTTAGTCCTAAAACTGCAGCTGCATCTGAACCACCTATCTTACCTTTTCTTGCCTTAAGCCATTCAGCCTTAGTTGCATATTGAACTCTTCTTATATGGATATGTTCATTTTGTTCCAATAAACAATCACACTTTTCACCAGGGTCTAACGTTGCCCCGCAGTTAGGACATTCGTTGTAATACATATCCTGCACCTACTTTCTGCAACGCAGCCATACATCAAA